CCCAGAACCCTTGTGGTTGTTCGGTGGCTTTCCAAGACATGCACACATGTGTATGCCTCAGCAGCTAGGATTGGAGAAATCTATGACTAGTATGGTTAACAACCAACTGCATATAGGCTGTCTCGTCGTCTCGCGTGTTCTTGGTAAGTCCGCTTCGCAATTCCAAAAGGAAGTGGAACGACTTATCCGAACAAACGGCCCTGAGTGGACGAATACTCGCATGAAGGCAATATGGAATGCAGCCCTACATCTTCGTAATAAAGATGAGGAATCTGCACGCCTGGTTTACCAGGAGAATTCCATCGCCTATCACAAGAGTGATCTAACACCTAAAGGACCGTTTCGGCCAGCTGTGAATGGATTTATTCATGCACAGCGTCCCAAAGTGGTGCGCCGCTACGCGGCTGTACTTCGGTTCTACACCTCACTCCGCCTGCCTGGTTTAACACCCAAACAGGAAGAGAAGGCTAGGACTGCTATCACTGGCCCCCGTAAGGGCAGTGACAGCTATGAAGCATCACTTGATATCGCTGCGAAAGCGGTATCCTTGATGAAGGAACGTAGAAGGATGTGGGATCTTGCCACCACTGCCGCAGGTCGTGAGACCATGCGAGTGGAGGAAGACCCATACCCCTTCTTGCTCCGAACCGTACCTACGGCATGAAACACTCCCTTGGGAGGGTTTCAGGCCCGTACGATTCTATGGTAGCTTCCCTCTTGACCGAGGGATGGATCCCCCAATCTCTTAACCCCGCGAGGGGTCGAGAGATGCGCAATAGGGTGTGGAAGTCCTCGTTGGACTCCACACCTACTGCAGGGAGGATCACTGCCATTCAGGAGCAGGGTTGCAAGGCTAGAGTTGTGGCAATGCCGACAGCTCATGTCCAAGCAGCTTTTCTTCCTCTTCGCTTTGGCCTTAACCGGGCCATCGATGGTTTGTTCGAAAGACAGTCCGTAAAGGATGATCAGGTCAGAGGAGCTTACGGGCTCACTCAGCACCTGAACAGCGGTCACACAGCGGTTGCTGTGGACCTGTCTTCGGCAACAGATCGATTCCCCCGATCCTTCCAGATCGAGATCCTTAACGCCCTTGGGCTTGGGGATTATGGGGAAGCATTGGAAGAAGTTTCTTCATCTTCGTGGGAGAGCCCATGGGGCCCTACGCATTACAGCGTTGGGCAACCTATGGGACTCGCCGGATCCTTCGAACTGTTCCATCTCTCCAACCTTTCTCTCTGTGCACTCGCGCAGAGGGAGGTTGAAGAAGAGCTGGGGTGGCGCCATGAAGATGGCATCATCAGTCAGCTTCAGACAGCAATCGCTTATAACGGTTGGCTGCCTGAGGGAATTACCAAGTTCCCCAATGGACACAG